GTTGGGACAACGCTGGCAATTTTGGAGCGACAACTCAAGACAATGAGTGCTGTCCAGGCGCGGGTTCACGCTTCGCTTCGGATGGAGTTCAAGCTCCTCAAGGGCATCATTCGGGATTTCCTGCCTGCGGACTATTCCTACACGCCGGAGGGTGGTGATCGGTCGGTCAAGCAATCTGACTACGACCTTGTTGAAGTGATTCCGGTCAGTGATCCAAACGCCGCCACGATGGCGCAGCGGATCATGCAGTACCAAGCCGCACTTCAACTGGCTCAAGGTGCCCCACAAATTTACGATCTTCCTCAGCTTCACCGGCAGATGCTTGAGGTGTTGGGTATTAAGAACGCCGAGCGGTTGGTAGCAGTTCCGGAGGATCAGAAGCCCCAAGACCCGGTGACGGAAAACATGAACGTCCTGAGGGGCAAGCCTCTCAAAGCGTTTGCGTATCAAGACCATGATGCGCACTTGATGACGCATCAGTCGTTTATGCAAGATCCTAAGGTTATGTCTACTGTAGGACAGAACCCAATGGCTCAAGGGATGATGGCCGCACTCATGGCGCACATTGCAGAACATGCTGCGTTTGCATACCGGGCTCAGGTTGAGATGGCTTTGGGTGTACCTCTTCCTACGCTGGATGAAGAGTCCAACGCCCCGATTGCACCTGAAGATGAGAAGGCGCTGGCTCCGCTGATTGCCGCAGCCGCTCAGAGGACGATGGTGCAGAACCAAGCAATGGCCGCGCAACAACAGGCACAGCAGCAAGCACAAGACCCTGCATTGCAGATGCAGCAGGCGGAACTTCAGTTGAAGCAAGCCGAGATGCAGCGCAAGGCCCAGAACGACCAGATGGATTTCCAGATCGCGCAAGGAAAGCTGCAACTGGAGCAGCAGCGCCTTGCATTGGAAGCCCAAAAAGGGCAGGGCGAAGACCCTCGTATGAAAGCCATGAAGGCTCAACAAGAACTTCAGCAGAAGGAACAGATTCACCAACAAAAGATGAGGCAGCAAGTCCAGTCCGATGCGATCAAAACTCGGCAGCAGATGATGCGAACTCAACAAAATAAGGAGTAACCATGACTACTGCGTTTGACGTAGTTATCAAAGAACTGGAAGAGCGCCGCGAAACCATCGCGCAGGCGCTTATCTCAGGTGCGGCAAAAGATTTTGCCGAGTACAAATTCATGACGGGTGAAATCCAGGGTCTTTCACGCGCTCATGCTTTCATAACCGACCTTGTGCGAAAGATGGAAAACGACGATGAGTGAACTACTCCTGAGCGACGGCCAAAACACAACCGTGTTGCCGCAAACTGATGAGGAAAAGGCCCGACAAGTGCCTGATCCGGTGACCTACCACTTGCTCTGCGTTCTGCCCAAAGCGGAAAAAGAGTACGAAAGTGGGCTGGTCAAAGCAGGGCAGACCATGCACTTTGAAGAGGTAATGAGCCCGGTGCTGTATGTCGCCAAGATGGGACCAGACTGCTACAAAGATCCACTGCGCTTCCCCAGTGGGCCTTCGTGCAAAGTCGGTGACTTTGTGCTGGTTCGACCCAATTCTGGTACGCGGCTAAAGATCCACGGTCAAGAGTTCCGCATCATTAATGATGATTCGGTTGAAGCTGTTGTGCAAGATCCGAGGGGGATCAAGCGTGGATAACGATGAGTACCACACCTACGGCATAACCGACGATTTTGCTTGGTACGAACTGACTGCGATGAAACATACGTTGCAGCAGTTGACGTCTCGTTTTGAAAACATGGAGCGAACTTTGAAGTCTCGTTCTGTTGATCAAGGCCAATACCTTAATTACCTTGAAGACAAGATCCGCATGCTCAAAGCACTCGTCCCCCAAGACGCAAAGGAGTAACACATGAACGAATTTAAGTTCCCCGATGAGGTGGAAAAAGAAAAGCCCGCTGAAGAAAAGCTAGAGATTGAGATCGAAGGCGAACCCGAGATTGAGGTCGTAGACGACACGCCTGAGCAGGACCGTGGGCGCAAGCCCATGAAGGAAGCTCCTGCGGAGGTCACGGACGACGAATTGTCTCAGTACTCCGAAGGAGTAAAGAAACGCATCCAACACTTCTCCAAGGGATATCACGAAGAGCGTAGGGCCAAAGAATTGGCTTTGCGTGAGCGTGAAGAAGCAGTGCGCCTTGCTCAGAACCTCGTGGAAGAGAACAAACGCCTACAGGGTAGTTTGGGCCAGGGGCAGCAGGCTTTGCTTGAACAAGCCAAGAAAGTTGTTCAAAACGAGTTGGATCAAGCCAAGCAGAAGTTCAAAGCCGCATATGAAGCGGGTGATTCTGATGCTTTGGTTGAGGCTCAAGAGGCGCTTGCCTCTGCCAAGTACAAAGCAGAGCGAGTAAACAATTTCAAGCCAGCAGTTGCACAACCACAAAATACTGTGGTACAACCCGATCCGCGACCGGAGCAAACTGTCCGAGTTGATTCCAAAGCCAAAGCGTGGCAAGACGCCAATTCTTGGTTTGGGGCCGATAAGGAAATGACTGCACTTGCTCTGGCAGTTCATCAAGACCTTGTGGAAAGCGGTGAAGACACAAACAGCGATGAGTACTACGAGAAGATCAATGCTCGTGTACGCAAGCGTTTCCCAGAAGCGTTCCCCTCTGAGAAGCGTAAGTCGTCGGTTGTGGCACCCGCCACGCGCAGCGTAGCGCCTAGAAAGATCACGCTGACGCAATCACAAGTTCAAATCGCCAAGCGGCTCGGACTGACAAATGAGCAGTACGCCCGTGCGGTAGCGGAAGAAATGAGGAAACAAAATGGCTGAACGTAATCCCCGTGAACTGGAAACCCGCGCTAAGGACGAAAGACCTAAGCAGTGGATGGTTCCTGATGTGCTTCCCCATGTAAATGAGGAGCCTGGATATGCCATGCGCTGGATTCGTGTGAGTACCCTTGGTAACGCCGACCCGCGCAATGTTTCCATGAAACTTCAAGAGGGCTGGGAGCCCGTCAAGGCCAGTGATCACCCAGAGACGTATGTTGCGGAGACCGGCGCGGGCCGCTTCCCGGACAGCATTCAGATCGGTGGCCTGATGCTTTGCAAAACACCGAAGGAGTTCACTGAACAACGGAACGCCTTTTATCAGCGTCAAGCTGATGGGCAGATGGCGTCAGTGGACAACAACTACATGCGCGAGAGTGACCCCCGGATGCCTCTTTTCCGAGAGCGCAAGTCTGAGGTGTCGTTCGGACGCGGTGCTTAAACTTTAGGAGTCTCACATGGCCTACCCCTCGGTAGACGCCCCCTACGGGCTAAAGCCGATCAATTTGATCGGTGGGCAGGTGTTTGCGGGTTCTACCCGTTCCCTGCCGATTCAGTACGGCTACGCTACGGACATCTTCTACGGTGAATTCGTGGTGCTCAGTCGTGGTTTCATCACTCGCGCTTCGGTCACGACCGGCACGGGTTCCAACCAAGTCACCGGGATTTTCCTCGGTTGTTCGTACACCGACCCGGTGACGAAGCAGAAGCGTTTCTCGCAATACTGGCCCGCGTCTACGCTGGCTGGCGATGCGGCAGCGGTTGTTGCTGACGATCCTGACACGGTGTTCAAGGCTGTGGTTTGCTCTGCTACCACGGCGATTGCCTCTGGCGCTCTGGCGATGGTAGGCACGAACCTGAGCATGATCAACAACACTGGCAACGTGAACACGGGCAACTCGGCAAACGCCGTGCTGGCCCCGACCGCTACGCCTGTGTCTACGATCCTGCCGGTTCGCTGTGTTGGCGTGGTTGAAGATACGGCCTTCAGCGTATCGGCCTCTGGTTCGTCGTCTGGTACGGCTATCACCCTCACGGGTTCTGGCTTGCCTGCGGCAATCCCGATTGGCACCAGCGTGGCGTATGTTGCTTCTAACGGGCAACTGATCCAAACGTCGTCTTTCGTGACGGCAGCGGCTTCGGCTGGCGCGACCTCGGTCACGCTGAACTCAGCCATCGCAGTTCCTGGCAGCGTCGTTGCCATTCCCTCGGCCTCTACCATCGTGTTCACTCAGTACCCAGAAATTCTGGTGAAGATGAACCTGCTGGTGCATGGCTATTACAGCAGCACAACCGCCTAAGGAGTGAATCATGGCAATTTCACGTGCCCAACTACTGAAGGAACTCCTGCCCGGGCTGAACGCTCTGTTTGGCATGGAGTACAAGACCTACGGTGAAGAGCATAAGGAGATCTACGAAACGGAGACCTCCGAGCGCTCGTTTGAAGAAGAGACCAAGCTTGCTGGTTTCTCCGCCGCCCCGGTGAAGAACGAAGGTGCAGCCATCGCGTATGACAATGCGCAGGAAGCCTGGACCGCTCGTTACAACCACGAGACCATCGCTATGGGCTTTTCCATCACCGAAGAGGCGATGGAAGACAACCTGTACGACAGTCTGTCTGCTCGGTACACCAAGTCCCTCGCACGGGCTATGGCTTTCACCAAGCAAGTCAAGGCGGCAAGCATCCTGAACAACGGCTTCAACTCGGCATTCACCTACGGTGACGGCCAAGCCTTGTTCTCGACGGCCCACCCGCTGGTCTCTGGCGGCACCAACAGCAACCGTCCTGCGACGGCGGCTGACCTGAACGAAACGTCCCTCGAAGCGGCTGTGATCCAGATCGCTGGTTGGACCGACGAACGTGGTCTGCTGATCGCTGCCAAGCCCCGCAAGCTGATCGTTCCTCCGCAACTCCAGTTCGTTGCTACTCGTCTGTTGGAAACCAGCCTGCGCGTTGGCACCACCGACAACGACATCAACGCGCTGAAGAACAACGGCTCCATCCCGGAAGGCTACACCGTCAACCACTACTTGACCGACACCAACGCGTGGTTCCTGACCACCGATGTGCCCAACGGTCTGAAGCACTTCGTCCGCGTGCCGCTGGCTACGTCGATGGACACCGACTTCGACACCGGGAACAACAGGTACAAGGCGCGAGAGCGGTATTCGTTCGGAGTCTCTGATCCCCTGGGAATGTTTGCAAGTCCCGGAGCCTAAGCCGTAAAAGCCTTGTAAATCAAGGACTTAGCGCAAACCAAAGGGCCCTTCGGGGCCTTTTTCTTTTCCCTGTTGACACAAGAACACACAGCGTGTAGATTACGGTTTTGGCTTTGTAACGCAAGGAGCGGACTGTGACACAGGTGATCTACAAAATTGTCAATTTGGTAAACGACAAGTTTTACGTCGGGAGCACTAACAACCAACGAGAGCGGTTTAGAACCCACCGCAACAAACTGCGTCGAGGCGTACACCATTGCGCACACTTACAGGCGTCATGGAATAAGTACGGAGAGGAAAAGTTTACGTTTAAGGTCATTGCCAACGTACCAGACGGCGAGTCGCTACAAGAAGCGGAAGACGCATGGCTTATTTCTCATGTGGGAAAGAGTCATTGCTATAACGCGGGGCTTAGATCTGGCGCACC